GATGAAAAATTCTCTATTAATGACATTGGACGCACTGCAAAACAACTTGTTGGACGAGGACGACGAAAAAAGGGAAGTGGTATCTTGGATGAAAAATTCTCTATCAATGATGTAAAAGATACGGGTCGTAATCTGCTTGGACTTGGTGCAAAAAAGCGAGGTCGTCCTAAAGGTTCTAAAAATATGAAAGGTGGATTTGGATTGCGTGATGTAGCAAATAAAGTAGGTTCTCTTGTGGGGGACGTTGTTAGTGTAGCAAAACCTGTCATCAAAGATGTAGCGATTGATTTGGGTAAACAGGCATTGATGTCCTATATGACGGGTAAATCGGGTTCTACTAAAATGCCTGTCAAACGTGGTAAGGGTGTCATGAGTGGTGGGTTAGCTGGTGTGGGTGTAATGAAAGGTGGAGCGACGGATGGACGAAAACGTCGTGCAGAGGTTGTAAAAAAGATAATGAAAGAGAAGGGTCTTAAGATGACAGATGCGAGTTCCTATGTGAAAAAACATGGACTTTACGTATAAGTATTTTAGAATGATATAATCACAATAAAAATATATATTGTTATTATATATGCCGACGGTTCCACTCTATAATCAAGGAGCAACAGAGGAAGCAGGTTTAACACGTGCAAAACGTCGTGTCGTCAAAGCAATGAATAGTGGAATAGCAAAACTTACTGAAAAACCAGATGAAGATCTTACGAATGGTTCAGCAGACCAAATAGCAAATAGGTTAATCACACAGTTTGAAGATTTAACAGGTTTGTTTAGACAGATTAATGCTTATTTTGGGTCAGGAGAAAGTGGAGAGATTTATCTTGAAAATCAAGGTGATGTTGTCAAAGCAATAAGTGTTGTTATTACCGCTACAAAAGTGGTTGGTCGTATATTACGAACATCAAAAATTCTTTTTCCAATGATGCGTTATATGGATTTAGGTATTTTGGGTGACCTAAAATCAGCTCAAACAGAATGTCATGACGCTGCAGTAGAAGCATTTGCAACTCTTCGTCAAGTTTATTTTGAAGATACCAACAATTATAATGATTTACCAGCAGACCAGAGTATTGGATCATTTGGATTTGAAGATGAATATGACCCATTTGAACCTACAGGAAACACACCACCTGAAGAAGATTACAGTATTCAAAGTGACCCAACAGGGGGTCTTCCATCTACATCTACCCGAACAAAACGTCGTGGAAGACCTATCAAAGAAGGAAGTGCTACTGATTTACTAAGACTTGCAAACAGAGCATTACGAGATTTACAAGCTGCAGCGGATGACAGACAAATGCGTGAAGAAGGTCGTCAATTATTGTTTCAACAAGAGCAATTAGACCGTGAACAAGGTCGTGTGGATGAACCTGATGATACAAGTGTTTTGACACCAGACAGTGGCGAACCTATGGGTAGAATTCAATTTATCACACGGATTGATAGAGCATCTTACCAAAATTTATTAGATGTAATGTCTTTAGCACTAAGTAAAGCAATGGACTTATTAGATTTGGGTTATACAAATTTTAATGCCCACCGACAACAGAAGGTCAGGAAATCTGCAATGGCGGATACTGCAGATGTAAGTAATGCAATTAAAACAGGTAATGGTCTTCCAGGGCGTGTTAAGTATCCTGGTGAAGTGTATACAATGGATGTTAGACCTGGTGACCGAAATGCAACCAAAGAAGAGATCATGATGCGTGGTGGATTTACGACGGTTCAGGGAACAGCTGCAAGATTTTACGGGGTTACACCACACATACAAAATATCTATCGTGTAGGTGGTTCAAGTAATATTTTGTATGAACGTGAGGGATTACCACGATTTCTTTAGGTTTATCCATACTTACCAAAGGATAGTTACCAAAGGATATTAGCAGCGTAAAATCCACGTGAACCTGGAACCTGACTATCTTTCTTGTGTCTTTTGTGATAAAGGGATTGTCTTCTCTCAGCGACTTCATATCCATCATCTTCTGCATAGGTGATAAAGTCCTTATACCTTCGGTCACCAATAGAGGTAATGTAATCCCCTGTATCCCGAGAGAAAACATCTATTTTATAGGGTGCTTTTGTAGCGGGACGTATGACTACCCCTAATTGTCTTGCTTTCAACTTGTGATAGGGTCTTAGATGATAGACATACATATAACTATAAAGATATTTTTTTTTAGTAAATTTCAAGATTTATTATATCCGTATAGGTTATAATAAATGCCTAAGAAACATGTAAAAGGAGGTTCTTTAAAGGCAGACCAATTACAAGAGGTTTTGGAAAATGCCTACAAACAAACAGATAATGCACCCAATGGATATACCATGGACAAAGACCTCAGTGATGACCGAGTAAAGGTTTACAAAGATATGAATAGTGATCAAGTGATTGTAGCTCACCGAGGGTCTAAGGGATGGCGAGATTGGTTAGACAATGCCCGATACGCATACGATGGAGACATTACCAAGTCGGGAACCTATCAAGATGCAAGGACGAGACAAAAGAAAGCAATAGATAAATATGGAGCAAAAAATATCATTTCTGTAGGTCATTCTAGAGCGGGTAAGTATGTAGAAGAACTTAACAAAGAAGATCCTGTAAAAGAAGTCATTACTTACAACAAAGCAGTTCATCCTAACACTATCTTTCAATCTAATCCTGAAAATCAAACAGATGTAAGAACCTCTACAGATATTGTGAGTGCTTTGTCCCCATTACAATTTTCTAAAAATAAAACGATTACCATTCCAAGTGGATACGACTTACTCAAGGCTCACAAACCAAGTGCATTGTCTTATCTTGGGAACAAACTGATAGGAAAGGGATACAAACAGATGCGAGTTGCAGACATGCGTAAATTTATCAAAGCATATAAGAAAGAGAAGTATGGAGAAAAGATGACGGGTGGTGCATCCCTTGGTAAAAGGGAATTGATTAATATGATGAACCCTATTCTTGAAGACGATGACTTGGATGAGATGGTTGGCGGTTCCATTTGGACAGACTTCGTAAAAGAATTTTCGGCGAGACACAATCTAAAGTATGCGTGTTCTTTGTCCAAGTGGAAAGAACCATTGAAGAAAGCATATAAATTAAAAAAGAAAGGTGAAGAATGGTTTGCACCACTCAAAGAAACAAGTGAAATGGGTTCAGGTATGGAAGGAGGTAACAAATGGACAGATTTTGTAAAAGATGTTGCAAAACGGGATAATACTACCTATGGATGTGCATTAAGTGACCCTGGAACCAAGAATGCATACAAATTGTTCAAAGATGGGAAACCGTGGTATTTTCCAAAGGCAAAAGAAATGGAGACACAGACCGATTTTGAAGAACCTGAACCTGTCCCTGCACCTGCAAATATTGAACCTATTGTAAATCGTATAGAAGAAAAGGTAAAAGAGTTAGAAAAACTTGGACGAGAAAATGGTGCTGTAGCTTACGATGCTGACAGTATTATTGCAAGTATTGCCTTTGTCAATCTCATGAAAAAATACAATGCAAAATGTATCATTGCTAACATTAGACCAAAAACAACTACTGGGTTTCCTCTTGGTATAGTTATAAACAGTAATGCTAAATTAACACCTGAGTATGATACTTTCAAAGATATGAAGGAACGACTAGGAAAGGCTCTTAAAAAATGTATAGATAGAGGAGTTACCTTAATTAACATACCTTTAACCTTGAAGTTTGGAAAAACAAGTAGTGGTCATGCAAATATGCTTGTGTATAGACCTTTTCAGCGTATTATTGAACGATTTGAACCACATGGAAAAGAATATGGTAACAGTGAAAAAGATAATAAAAGCATTAATAACCAACTCAAAGACCTATTTGAAATTTCCATGAAACCTTATATTGGTGAGATACGGTTTAGAGATCCAGAAGATATTTGCCCGAGTAATAAAGGATTTCAATCTCTTGAAAGTTCTATAAAAAATCTTGAAGGTGAAGGAGGTGGATTTTGCAGTATGTGGTCTATCTTTTTAACTGAGATGACTATGCTCAATCCTTTGAAAACAACCAAAGAAATTATTGATGAAGTGATGGACATCACGAAAAAAGAACCAACTTATCTAAAATCTCTTATTCGTGGTTACGTGTTACAAGTTGAACAAGAATTAGATACTCTTGTTAAGAAAATGGGTAAATCGGGTTTTAAGATGAATGATAACTCTACTAAAAATAATATCTATTCACTAACAAATTCTCTTGATAAGTGGTTAGTAGATGCAATATTTGAAACTGGAAAGTTTGTAGATGCTCAACCTGAGTTTCAACCTTTGCCTAAGGTTATCAAAAAAACAAAAAGTGATGAAAGTATACAATTAGATATCTATAAGAAGAAACTAAAATCATTATCAAAAGAAGAGATTGATGCTATCTATGGTATCTATGGGGCGTATGCACCAAAAGTATCAAAGACAGAACAGATATCTAGATTTGTAGGTTACTTGCAAGATGGTGAGGCTAGAGGAACTACTGGACTAAAAGATATTGATATCATCTTAAAACAAGAATTACACAAGAAGAAACCACCCTTTGAATATGGAATGGCTGTAGAAGGATACTTTACAGATATGGATAAATAATTAGATTATATAATCTTGTGTTAGATTATATGATCATTCTTGGGGATTGTCTCATGGAGATGCAGAAACTAAAAGACGACAGTGTAGACCTACTCTTCTGTGATTTGCCGTATAACCAAACATCATGTCACTGGGACTGTGCTATTGATTTGTCTCAGTTCTGGAAAGAGGTCAATCGTGTCTGCAAGGATACGACACCGATGTTCTTTACTTGTTCCACCAAGTTCGGTGTATCCCTCATCAACAGTAACCCTAAAAATTTTAGATACGATATAGTATGGGTCAAGTCTTCACCCTGTGGCTTCCTCAATGCAAAAAAGATGCCGATGAAGAAACATGAGATGGTTTACGTTTTTTATCGTAAATTACCTTTCTATGACCTTAGTAGTCACACACACAAGTTTATCAAAGAAATTCCAACCAAACGAGGAACGAAAGACAGAGGCAAGGACGGTGAGGACACAAAAGGTATGATTATTAACCGAAGTAAGAGCGAAATGGAAACCATTACCAAGTATGACCCACCTTTACCCACAAGTATTTTAAAAGAAGTTAGACAATCCACAGATAAAGAATGTTACGATGGTAATATAACCTATAATTACGAAGAGCGGGATGGTGCAATCTATGACCCCCCTTTACCCAACTCTATCCTAGAGATTAAGAGTGAAAAGGGCAAACATCCCACCCAAAAACCGACTGCATTGATAGAGTGGTGTCTCAAATATTACAGTAAGGAAGGCGATACCGTCTTGGATCCAACTGCAGGGTCAGGTTCTACAGGGGTAGCATGTAAAAATATGAACCGTAACTTTATTGGAATAGAGAAAGACCCTGACATCTTCAAGATGATGGAACAAAGATTAGTCTAGGTTCCATACTTCATCTATCCTCTCTTCAATGCATTTCTTCATCCACATACTATTCATGAAATTATCAAATGCAACCAGTCTTTCTTTGCGTTCTTGTTTGGTTACATTGGGTAGATTGTCATACAGGGTTACATGTCCATCTATGACCTCAAGACTATGAAGATACATATCACAGAAGTCAAACCATTTGCAGTTAGGGGGGAACTGGACTGGGTTGCTCATTATCTATACTTACAAGACTTCTTTATATTCATTTCTCCATACATATAAGTATGGATACAACACAAGAGGATAAGGATGCAATGGCGACGGATAGAAATTCATCAAAGTTCTGTATAAGAAATATAAAATATAAGAAATAGGAAATATATTTTTTTTCATTTCTTATATTCTTATAAATTTTCTCAAACAAAGTATGGTATTGTATCCAAAATGCTCTTAATCCTATACTATCTATAATAAACTATATGACCATTACCATGTTAAACCAGTAATTCCTTCTCTAGATCTTCTTGCATACTTCTTACTTTCATTACCAAGTTTATAAAAAAAATATAAGAATATAAGAAATGAAAAAAAAAATATAATTCATTTCTTATAAATTTTAAAAATAGTAGGATAGAAACAAGAAAAGTAGGAATAGACCTTTTTGTCTCAGCACTGCAAAGTTGAGGGTGTCTCCATACTTACAGGTCGTCATACTTACAGGTATCCTTGCATACTTCCTACTTTTACTACAAAGTTTATAAAAAAAATATAAGAATATAAGAAATGAAAAAAAAATAAAAACTATAATCTTATAAATTTTAAAAATAGTAGGATAGAAACAAGAAAAGTAGGAATAGGAATTTGTCTCGGTATCGTCTCCATACTTACTGGTCACCATACTTATCTGTATAGATAATGGATAACTCTTTAAAAATATTTTCTAGTCTTACTTTATATGGAATACAAACCTCTTGAACCAGACTGCATACCAACCAAAGTCACAACTATTCATCCATCTATTTTGAGGGATAGTCTTAGACACACGATGTATGATGTTGAGACAAGTGACAAGGGATTTAACTACGTTCCTAAGCCTGTTTCTTTAGGAATAAATAAGATTAATTAAAGGAATATAAAATATAAACCTATACTATAGAAATGGAACCAGTAATTCCTAAAAAAACTGCAAACTTGAACAAATACATGAGTGAGTATATGAAGAAGAAATACAATGAGAACCCTCAACAGCATCGTAGATATAAGAATTCTTTGAATATCAAAAAGAAATATGTGATCAGTGATGAGGTATGGGATAAGTATGGCGAAAACCTACATGCAGTTGTCTCGTTGAAGGAATTGATAGATGACCTTCCCAGTGGACACTTTGAGAAATTCCTCATGGAATATAAGACTTTGTCTTTCCAAAAAAAAGAACCCATTCATACCGAAGTCTAGGAACTTTAGGAAAAAAATACCAAAAATTGAAATAAAATACTTTTCAGGAAATAAGTATTTTATTTAGGAAAAAATTGAATAAAGAATTAAACGGATTTAAAGAAATTTTTATCTTAATGTATAGTATAATGACCAACTACATCTGTGAGAAATGTGCTTTTACAACCCACATCAAGACGCATTACAATACGCATCTTACTACAGACAAACACAAACTGAAATGCTCTACCCTTGCACAGCAACTCATGGAACTGAAGATCAAAGAGATGGAACTGAAGAATGAAACCAAGATGAAAGAGATGGAGACAAAAGCAGAGATAAAACGTGCAGAGATGGAGCAAAAACAAGAACTCAAGTTGAAAGAAATAGAACTCAAACATCAAATGAAAGAAGAGGCAAAAAAGAAAGAAGAGAAGACTATATCCTATCATTCACTAGAAGGACAGATAGGATGCCGACAACTTGAAGAGCAAATCGTAGAACGGTCTACACTAGAAGATTACAGTGACATATTCCATGGACTAATGACCTTTGAAGAACTCTTCATGCGTGACTTTGAAGCAGAATATTCAATGAACAAGAGTGTTGTCTTAGAACCTGGTCACAAAAGTGGATACTATCTAAATAATCACCCTGCATTGTGGCCTATGGATAATATCATTGATCCAAGACAGGCATTGTCCATTATCAAACTTATCCCTAAATACCATAGTATCTTGAAGCAGTTTGCAAAGGATAATGGTCACAATACCAAAGACTTCTTTTTATCTAAGGAAGAACAGACCCGAATTGAAGACCAAGTATTGGATAGAATTACCTATATCGTTACCTATGACAAATCTAAATAATACATTTGTAGAACAGTGATATATTCACATGTAACAAAGGTTTAAAATACTTAGTCTGTGAGAATAAGTATTTTAATATAGACTAAGTATTTTAATTTTTAGATTTTTAAAATGCAAAACACTGTTGAAATTCCTATATCTCCATACTTATAATTGAAATCCAAAGGGTTAGATTTTTACCATGTTGAACAATTCTGCAATTAGGGCTGGTGGTATTCTATAACGTTCATCCCTATTATTTCCTCCACCTTCCAAATAAGGTTGAATATTCTTAACATCTCTGTATTTTTCTCTCGCTTCCTTGGACTTGACCTTGATACGTTTGTCTCCATCATAGACTGTCTTGCTTCCTCCAAAATTAATACGATGTATCCCATCTACAAGTTGACCACAATCTTTCTTACACACCTTAGGAATGAACCCTTTTAGGTTTGTCCAAATACGAGTTCTTTTTTTGTATCCCCAGTCTGCATATTTACAGTAATCCACATCGTAAAAAGGACGAGACAAATAGTCTTTCATTTGACCTGTTTGAGGGTTCTCTATAAAATAGTATTTAGGTTTAAGATAGTCTATAATTTCCTCAGTCTTTCGCAAGATTGGTAATCCAATGGTGTCAATATCTTTTTGTAAAAGTTCGTAAGTGCATACTGATCCACCATGACACTTGAGTTTTCGTCCAATCCACGTCTTTCTCAAGACACTGAATGTATCACACGGTGGTGATGCCCAAATCAGGTCAAAATGTTCAGGTTTATAGATGGTGTAGTCCCAATTCAAAATATTTGTCTCAATGTCAGCGTTCTTTAAATCAAGTGAAACAACTTCCCACCCCATCTCTTTTGCAACCTTACCGACTGACCCTGTTCCACTAAACAACTCAAGAACCTTCATTATAAGATTAGAATATTTTATAATCTAACTATTTTTAGATAATTGAGACAAAATAAAATATGTATAATGTATAATGAATTTCACAGAGAAGACAGACAAAGATTTCAGTCAAGGGGAAAAGAAGATATTTGCTTTTTTATCTCTGCATGGGTCACAACGAGTGGTAGGTTCAGGATCATTAAAAGAGATTGAGTATGCAGCTGACCTTGACCTCATGGAATATGTTGAGTTTGGACGTAATTTAGAAGTATATGAGTGTGTATTAGATGTGTTTAGAGAAAAATATCGCACTGCTCATGCATCTAAGTCTATATGGATTACGGATTTTAAATGTGGGGTCTTGCCTGGGGGGCAACCTATCCGTTGGACGAGACAAAGTATTAATACAGGGCATCAGTTCATTGAAGATAGAAAGGTCATGTTTGTAGATTGTCTGCAACAGAAGAGCATTATCAAGATGGATGTCATCAGTTTAGTAGATGAACTATTTACAGAGTTTAGTGAGATGTATTTTATTAATTTTGGGGATTTTAAAACCTATAACCCTATCACAACCAAAAAAGAAAATATTGAGACAAGTCTTTTGCTTGATGTGAAGGCTTACTCAGGAAAAGGAAACTACTATAAGGCACTCAAACGTCTGTTTGCATACCTTCGCATCAGTGAAACCAATCCTTTCGTGATGAACAGTCTGGTGAACTTTTTTAATTCCAAAGTGGGTGAACTTGCAAGTTTCAACAGTGATCTAGAATTGATTACTATCATGTTAGAACAGAAATTTAGATTAGTAAAAGAAAAGGATATTATTCACAATCTTAAATATATTGAAAAGAATATTAATCCTTTATTCAAAGACCTTGTCTCAAGTATCTTGAACAGTAAAGGTTCTCATGCAGTATTGAAACGGACACAGGATGTGCAAGAAATCTTGACGGAACAAATACAAGACGAGACAAAAAAGTTCATCAGTTCATCAAAAAAAATATATCCGTATATTAAAGTATGAACCTTGAAGATGTAGGAACCCCTGTAGCATTGATTACATTTGAAGGAGATAAGAAGAAAAATAAGACACTGTCCATTGAACAAGATAAATCTAATGTAGAAACCTATTTGAAAGAATTGAAACTCACGAAACCCAAGGAAAAAATCCAACATATCCCAAATAAGAAGACGGAACGACAGATTTTATACATTACGGGTGCATCAGGGTCAGGCAAATCTTACTATACCAAACACTATTGTGATCAATACAAAAAACTATTTCCTAAAAATGATATCTATCTTGTCTCATCTATCAATGAAGATAGTAGTATAGATAAGGTCAAGGGACTGAAACGTATCAAATTGTCTAACGAACTACTCACAACCGACCTACAGGCTGCAGACTTCAAGGATAGCATGGTTATTTTTGATGATACCGACTGTATTACAAACAAAATGATGAGAATGAAAGTGAATGGGATACTAAATATGCTTTTAGAAACAGGTCGCCATACCAATACAAGTGTCATTTATACAAGTCATCTTGCAACCAATGGACTAGATACAAAACGTATCTTGAATGAGGCTCACAGTGTGACCATTTTTCCGCATTCACTAGGTGGTCGTAGTTTGAAGTATCTTTTGGAGAATTATTTTGGATTAGACAAATATCAAATTAAGAAGATTAAAACATTACCTTCACGTTGGGTAACCTTGGTTAAGTCCTTCCCTATGGTGGTCTTAAGTGAGAAAGAAGCGTATGTCTTGAACTTACCTGATGAAAAAGAATAGATTTTAATAATTTAATATCTTGTATAATTATAAGATGTTAAACCTTGCTTCTCTCAATCAACGGGTCAATGCCCTTACTGCAAAAATTAACAACATTGTTCCTGGTGGTGAGAACTTAGCGAACACCCTCTTGAATGGAAACAGTGCAGGGGCGAGTGATATAGACATGAATAGTCAGGATATTTTGGATGTGAATAACATTGATCTTGTGACCATTAACAGTTTGCCGTATCCGCCCACTAGTGCAATACCCACCTTTCAGCAGGTCTTGACGGCGGGGAATAATGCAACCTTACCCGTCGTAAACTTCGGGATAAATAATTTACTCACATTTGTATCTACCAATGTATTTGCGAGTGGTATTGATGTTGAGTTTGATGACGGTATTACAAACCAACTTACTTCTTACAGTTATAACGGGACTGGATCAAACGGGAATTACGCTTTATTCTCAACGGGGGGAACTATTGATATCACAACGCCTTTTGATACTTATATGAATACGGCAAGTCCTTCTACGGGGGACGGAACTCTATATGTGCAAAATATACTCATGGAAGGTGTGGATAATGCGACTTCCGTCCTTCAAACTCATTCCGCCAATCAAACTTCTAATACTGGATACGCAAGGTTGGAACTTGACTCGGGTAATATTGATGGTGTTGTTCCGCCAAGAGCAATCTTACAAGCGTTTAGTGATGCGACACAGTCCCCGCCTTATCCCGCAAATGTGAATAAAATAGACTTGGGCGGAGCAAACGGCGACGAAGTCCTTATCACTTGTGGAAATGCGGGGGAAACACTTCCCGAAAGTTACGTTAAATTGTTTACTGATGCAAATGACGGCACAAATAACTATGTGAAATTAGGTATTAGTGATCCCGTAACGGGAATAGGGGGAGAAATCAGTTTTGGAAGCACCGCTTACAGTATGACTTTACAGAACCAACTCGTCCAAACCGTATCTTCACTAGGCGATATTGTCAATCGTCGTAATCTTTCTTTTGGGACTGGATATACAAGTCTTCAATGTGGAATAATAGAAAAGACGGCGATCAATGCTGTTACGAGTGGAACGACTACATTGACTACCGCAAACGCATTTCAAACGACCCTTAATACGCCTCTTGCAGCGGGTCGTATCTTTGTATTACCCGCCCCGTCTGCGGGAACGATTGGACATTGGTATGGTATCTGTAATAAATCCACCGTAAATACAATAGCGATACAGTATCCCGCCGCCACTACCATTGCTACTATTGCCGTTTCCCCGAGTGCAACGAATGGTGGAACGGTTGCGAGATTTGCCGTGGATTATACTGGAACAACATACAGTCGTATAGGATAATCTTTACCTATTGTATGGACACAGAACAGCAAATCTTTTGGACTTCCTTCTATACCTTTGCAGGTGGGTTCGTGTTAGCATTGTTTGCAATTGCTTACAAGAGCAAGTGTGATAAGGTTAATCTTTGTTGGGGTATGATTGAGATACATCGTGCCGTAGATATTGAACTACGGGAAGATGTAAGAACAGAAAATCCAATTAGTGAAGACGTTTAACCCTTGCATACATCACAAGAAAACGTTGATAGACTGACTGAGACAAAAGGTAGAGGTAGAACCCTAAGCTGTAAAAGTCCATTATAAAATGAAGATAGAAAATATTTTATCTTTCTATTCTATAATGGATTTGAACGAGATTTTTACGAGTAAAAATATTACTGAAAGTTCAAAGAAACTTTATTTAGCAAATCTTACCCGACTTAACGGGGGAGTAATTAAAAACCTCAAATTCTTGGACAATGTAGATGCAGTCAAGGAAAAATTAGAAAAATATAAACCAAATACCCAACGTAGTTATATCATCTCTATTGTCTCACTTCTAAAATCTCTAAAAGAAAAACAAAAGAAATACAGTAAGTTGTATGATAGTTACTACGCTATCTTGGACGGCATGAACAAGTCCCTGAAGGACAACACGGAGAAGACAGAGAAGGAAGAGAAGGAGTGGATTGGACAAGATGCAGTCAAAGAAAAGTTTGAGACAAATATGAAGGTCATTGAAGAACTAAAAGATAAAAAGAAACTAACTACAGAAGAGTATGAGAAACTTCTACATCTTGTTGTTTTATCACTGTTTGTCTTGCAGAAACCACGACGTAACAAGGACTATCAAGATGCCTACATTACCAAGAAATATAAACCTGAACTAGGAACAGAAAAGAACTTTTTTGATTTATTTAAGAATGAATTTCACTTTAACAACTACAAGACACAAGGAACTTACAAGACACAAACATGTGAAGCGAACCCTTTACTTAGGGAGATTATAGACTTTTATCTTAAATTTCATCCTCTAAAGGCAAAACTAAAAGAAAAGGATGCACTCATTCCTTTGTTAGTGGATGAGAAGGGTGAACCATTTACACAGAACAATTCTCTTACTCGTATGCTTTATAAAATATTTGGTTCTAAGATTGGATCTAGTATGTTGAGAAAACTTTACCTTACTGATAAGTATGCCGACGTAATGAAAGAGATGAAGGCAGACACACAAGCTATGGGAACTTCTACAGGAACTGCACAGACAAACTATATCAAGAAAGACTGAGACAAAATATAAGAATATAAGAAATGAAAAAAATATATTTCTTATTTCTTATATTTTTAATCTAATCTTTCTATAATGGAGTGTAAAGAACAAGAAGATGCTTTGAAGTGGTGTCTTGCATTCAACCAAGTCAAACGAACCCGTTGCGAACCACTCTTACAGGAATTATCCCGATGCTTTGCGAAGACCCTTCTTTAGAAATGGAGACAAAGTCTTACCTTTAATTTTTTGTTTTGTCTCAATTTGTTTTTTTAGGTCAGTAGGGTCAATCTCTGCAACGGTCAAGGGTGTAGTCTTGTTCACACGAACAGTGGGTCTTAAGACGGGGTATTGGTCTTTGTCAGCTACATCAGTCCATTTTTCCTTGAACCATTGTTTTAGTTTCTTTGGTTGGTTATCCTCACGGTATTCACCACCGAGCGATTTATATGTTCTAACAATCCATCCACTCTTGTATGCACTGGGTTTGGAGTAGATGGTATTGGATCGTTGTTTGACGGCATCATACAGTTCTGTGTCCACTGGGGTAGGCATATAGATATCACTTTATTTTTATCCTATCCATATAGCGACAAGTGCATCGTTAGGTAGACCTGTTGCTTTTTGTGTATCTTTTATCATTTTATTAAACATTTTTAAATCCATCATCATGTCTTTCATACAGATAATTCGTAAGATGATCCAACGACCGCAAGTGTTGATACCTTGTCTCAGTTTCTGCAGTCTTGCTTTATTATAAATTAGTTTGTATCCTTTGGATGATTTCATGAGATTTGTCATGTAGTCTTCCGCTTGTCCAAGCATCTGGTTACGTATCTTTCCCAATAGGTTCTTTTGACCATCAGGGCGAACCCCGTAAGGATTAAACCATTCAATGGTCTTGTTATATTTCATGATACAACACCAATGACCTTGATTGTTTTCGTGTTCCACTAAGATAACTCTAAAATCTCTTTCTTTAGGGAGAAGTTCATCAATATGTCTATAATTTGCAAGTTCACTATATTTGAGTATCTTGCTTTCTGCACCATCACCAAAATACCGAGCGATGTCCCCATCTGTTAAGCTGGTTCCAATTCGTTGAACAATTGTATCCTCATCTAAGGGTAAAGGAGATTTCATCATGTTATCTGTATTCACCATTTACAATAAGGACATATTATTTTTTTGATTATTTAGGCAATAAGTATTTTAATTCGTTTATTTCCTAAAATAAAATCTAAAAGTATATTATAGATGGTAAACTATGAAAATGACTACATTTGGGGAGAACAACAACAACAGAAAATATTTCCAATTTTAGAAGCGAAATGGAAAGGTTTAAGACCCCAAGGAAGATATGCAAAGTATGATGCGGTGAATGAGACAACTAATATAGAAATTAAAAGTAGAAAGAACTCTTACAATGCATACCCTACTACCTTACTTACTTTAAACAAGATCAGTGATACAAGCAAGACTAATATTTTTGTTTTTAATTTTGTAAAGGAAGACCAGAATGAGATTTATTATATTGAATATGATGAAGAAAAGTTTAAAATGTATGAACGACGCATGTTCTCACGTGCAAAGTTTAAGGCAGATGAAAAGGAATACATCTATATCCCAATCAAAGACCTTATTTTATTAGATGATGAATGGATAGATACAACAGTAGACACAACATTCGTAATAATCTAAAAATAAAATATACCTATAGATTATATGTCTCATGTAAATCAAAGTTATCTTACTAATCTTATCAAGGATTTGCACAATGCAGAACATGAACTCTTTAATCCTACTCACAAGACAGATGATGAGAAGTTGGTCAAGTTGTTCCAGATGAAGGCGAGACAAATCAGTGCCTTAAAGTTTAATGTCCAAAAATTAGTTGAACTCATAGAAAAAATACAATATCAAAAAGATAATCCTAAGATTAAGGTAGTTGGTATTTAGTTCTTTAAAAAATAGATTTAAAGGTGTATCCATACAATAAGTATTACGATGACTGAAATCACGATGCGTCTTCCTATTGAAATTGCAAATGCTATCTACTCTTTTGTAGGTAAGTCACCCACTGCAAAAATTATTAGACAACACTTGAAGAAAACCGAAGCTTGTATCTGTGATCTATGTCTAGAAGAAACAGAAGCAAAATATTTCATGTCTTACGCTAACAAATGCGATATGTGTTACGTTAGAGAGAACTCTGAACAAGATACTGGATTAGGACGAGGATGCGATACTTGTCTTAAAGAACTTCACATGTATAAATGGTGCAAAATTTCAGGTCAAGGAGGAGGAGAATACTGTATAGAATGTTATCAAGAGATGGAGATGGAATAAGTATAGATAATGTGATTAAGACAAAAATGAACTTAAAGGCATATCCATACTTAAAGTAGGAAGATGAGCAACATGTCTAAAACGGAAATCAAAGAGATGAGCCTCAAAAGCGAGATTAGCAGACAGGTCAGCTTGAAAGAGTGCGAGAAAAAAACCTTGAGTAAGATGAATGAACTATTTGCTGAAAGTCTGTATGAAATGGATGAAAACAAAGTCCCACGTGCAGTGATAGATAGTCTAGTGTGGAAATATGTAGAGATTAATCATTTGTGGTGGAATGGAGATAGTGAGAAGTTAGGTATCTACTCTACTATCCAAGATTATACCAACAAAGCAGGTAAAACATTCAAAGCACACTACTCAAAGCATGGTCATTATATCTGCAAGGCATCCAGTGATAAACCTATCAGTTATAAAGGATACTTTGAGATGAAACCTGAAACATTTGATTATTCCTTAAAAGACAAGAAGATTGAGTTTATACCTAAACCATTGAAAATCTAAATACAATAAAAGAAATCTAAGTATTTGAATAAGAAATCTAAGTATTTAAAATAATCTAATACAAAATAGATTATTTTAGATATAAATAGGTAGAAATTAATTAATTTTTACTTTCTATAATCTATTTTAAGTATTTGAAATCTAAAATACTTATTCTATATTTAGATTTCTATATATAATCTATACTTTATTAGATTTTTCTTCTTTCTTTTTAGATTTTTCAGCATCTAATTTAGGTTTTCTTACCTTTTGATAATATTCTTTTTTCTTTTCCAGTAGAGCTGCATATTTCTCTGGATCTTCTTTTAGACGTTCATGATACTTCTTGCATTTATCTCGGCACTTATCAGGGTGTGCTTTTTGGTATTCACTAACCCGTTTCAAGTGATTATCATATTTTTTTGCCTTTTCTTCATCCATACTTATAGTATGGATATTTCTTTAACTTCTTTTGTCTCGGTAATTAAAATGTTGGTCTATAGTATAAATGTCTCTAAAGCATATTGAGAACAGACGTGATCCTACTATCTTTGGTGCAGACTTGAATGTTTTTCTAGGTGATGTAACGGTTAATGGAGATTTGACTGTGTTAGGAACCATCAATGGAAACTCTGCACAGGGACAGAACGGCAACAATATATGGACTGGAACAAACGAATGGAGTGTATATAGACCACAGACCAGTATTACATTTGGAGCAGGGTTCAATGGGGTTAATTTAGTTCAATCACAAAACCAACTGGCGACACAAGGAATTACCAACACAGGGGCGACTTGGACTGGAACAAATACTTTTGTAAATCCATTTACAGTCCAAGGAGGGGTCAGTCCCGTTCCCGTAGCAGGAACAGATGGAGTTCAAGTCATCAATGCTCAAGATATCATGACAACAAAAAAGGCATCTTTTTTGACAGCAAATCAAACATGGACAAACGCAAATGTGTTTGAAGTTTTACCTATCTGCATTGACCCCGTATTAGGTGCAGAAATTGCTACAAAAAATTACGTGGATACAACGACCGCCGCAGTAGTGGTCGGCAAATCACAGACCGTCGTATCACAGGCAACCCTTACGGATACATTTGCGACTTCTCTTGCAGTTCAAGTTCAATGTATTGGGGGAGGTGGTGGATCAACCTCAGGATTTGACCGAGCAAACGGAAGTGTTGGTTGGGCGGGTGGTGGTGGTGCTACGGGGTCATTACTTATCTTAAATCGTGCGATAGGGGGAGTATCACAAGCGACTTGGGGGATTGTTTCGGGAGCAGGCGGAACGCCAGGTATAGGAACTACCCCGCCCGATGCTTATTCAGGTGCTGGTTCTTTTACTGTGCTTAATCTTCAACCAACTGCTGCTTCACTTGGTATAACACCACCGTTCAATGTATTCGGGGCGGCGGGTGGTAGTGGAAATACGGGATTTGCGGGGGATACTTCAACGGGCCCAAGTCTTGGAGGAATATATACAAATATTTTGAATACGATTGTAACCAGTCCATTGTGTTCTGCAAGTGGGAATGAGGGAACCCTTGGCGGCCAAGGCGGGACACAGAGTTCAGGTATTAATTTATTTGGGACTGGCGGTAGTGCCGAGACAAACGGGAATGGATTTCAGGGGAGGCTTGGAGGATATTGTATTACAAAATACATTGGATAAATACTGAACCATTTGGTTCAAAATAATATATGTTCATAGTATAATGGCGTTAGCAGGATTGGATGAGTTAGATTTATCTTGGACTTTGCGAAATGCCCTAACGATTAATAACGATGTAACTGTTGAAGGAGATGTCAATACGACAGGGGCAATCTATGATGGAGGAATACCGATTACGATCACAGGAGATAACAATGTATGGACGGGTAACAATTTGTTTAAAAACTTTCAACCAACTTTTCTTGCCCCCGTAGCAGATGAAGATATGACAACCTTTAACTACATGCAAACAACCTTTACTGGGGTTGGTGCGAATTATCTTCCTTTGAACAATAATTGGACAGGATTTAATAACATGAGTAATGGGAACCTACCTACAATTACAAATCAGGCAAACGCTGGAAATGAAATGGTTAATTTAAACACACTCAATGCATATTTGGCGACACAAACGGGACAGTTGACCACTGCAAACGTATGGACAAAACAAAATACTTTTACAAATAAATTGAATGTTCCTGCCCCTTTAACACTTGCTCAATTTGGAAACAAAACCTATGTAGATGCAGAGATAGCTGCTTATAATGCCGCTGGGGGAAACATTGAATATGCAGAAATCCTTTTCCAAGGAGGAACTTCAACCAATATTACATTGGATCCTACACTCTATACGGGTATGTATGTCTGTATGGTAGGTGGGGGTGGATTTGGTGTAGCTGCAGGAGCCCCCGTTGTTCCTGGAACAATTACGTATGGTGGTAGTGGAGGATATGCCGCCTTTAAAATACCTGCATTTACGGGAACCGCTACGTATAGTATAACCGCCGCCACAGCGGTTAACTTGGGAACTTCTACTTTTACTAATTCAAACGGTCAAGCCTTGGTTTCGGTATCTTCTGGACAAACACCTATTGATAGTGTATCCAATGGTGCAGGCGGAACGGTAACCCTTTTTAACGGCATGTTAGGGGTTCAAACCATTCAAGGAACCACAGGAATACCTATTACAGACACTGCTTCTCTTGTTCAATACACTTTTAATATTGGATGTCTCAATGGATACGGTCAGGGTGGGTCTTTTAACAATACATCATCCGTCACTGTTGTTCCAACTGGATTGTATTGTCTTCTTATAAAGTTCAAGAAATAAAATAATACTCTATACTATAATGGCGTTACAAGGATTACAAAATTACACGTTTCCACTGACCTTGCTTGGGGAAGTGACCATTAATGGTGACCTAAACGCAAAAGACATCTATGTTACGGGATTGGTAAATGGAGGAGGTATAAGCGTTGATATTTTGGGAACAGACAACACATGGACTGGAACAAATGATTTTCAAGATGATGCCTTTTATACGGGCGTTCTTGCACCATCCAGTTTCTACGATATGATGACAAAGTTAGATATTGACAATGCCGCCCTAGCATACAATCCATTACCTACAACAAATGGTTGGTTCCTTCCACCTGTATTTTCTAACGCTAACCCCCCTGCACTTCCTATCATTAATCCAGTCCTTATT